ATTTTGGTGATAATGATTTCCAATCCTACTCGGACTACAGGATATTTCTATGATTCTCATCACAAAGATAAAGCTAATTGGCAGACCTTACATTTTAGTTCACTTGATTCTCCTTTAGTTGATTATCAATACGTTAATCGGATTATTGAAAAGCACGGTGAAGACTCTGATGAGTATCGTATTCGTGTACTGGGTGAGTTTCCTAAACTTGATGCTCTTGATACTAAAGGTTATGTTCCTTTGTTAATGGAAGAAGATTTACGCCTTACTCCTCACGGTGAGTTTGTGGGCGAAAAGATTATGGGTATAGACCCATCAGGTGAAGGTGATGATAAAACCGTTTGGATAGTGAGAGATAACTTTAAAGCCAAAGTTGTTGCAGAAGAACAGATTTCTTCCGAGAAGTCTATCGCTGAAAAAACTTTGACCTTAATGGATTTTTATAATATCAGACCTGATAATGTCTTTATAGATAACTTTGGTTCAGGAGCTAATGTAGCCAAAGAATTAGCCTTATCACGCCAACAGTTTCGGGTGAACTCAATTAACGTTGGTGAGAAAGCCAAAGAAGAAGAATTTTATATAAACTTAAGAGCTGAAGCCTTTGACCGAATGCGTAAGTGGTTGCGTCAAGGTGGTGAACTAGTTAATCATAAAGGTTGGGATGAACTGTTATCAATTCGTTTTCGTAGAGAATTATCTGGCAAAATGAAGATTATGGGTAAACGGGAAATGAGAAGTGAAGGAGTTAAATCTCCTAACGTAGCCGATGCTCTAATGCTTACATTTACCAGAAATTATATTGCTAAGCCAAAGATAAAAGCTGAACCATATAAATCTAACAACTCATATACTGGGTATTAACTTTAAATAAATGAAACTCAAAAAGAAATTAAACCAGGAACTGACAGATACCATCACTACTAAATACACTGAATCTTTAAATTTTCAAAGCCCTTACTTTGATAACTTTAATGAGTATTATCAGATTTATCGTGGTGTAAGAAATAGTGCTAAACAAAACTACAAGGGTAGGGCTAATTTATTTATTCCTGCTGTTTTTACGTCTATAGAATCCACCGTTCCGTTAATGGTTGGTTCTAAACCAAACATAGAAGCTGTACCAGTTGAACCTGGTGATAACGAAAGTGCTTTGGCGATTGGTAAGCTACTGGCTTATCAGTGGGAACAAATGAATATGAAAGTTAAAGTTAAGTCTTGGGTAAAACAAGCCTTGATTTATGGAACTGGAATTTTAAAACTTACTTGGTCTTTTAGAGGTGAGTTTGGAAATGTTGTTCAAGATAGACCAGAAGCAGAATTGGTTGATTTGTTTGATTTCTTTTTTGATACCAAAGCAACTAATCCTGAAGATGCGGAATGGTTTATCCATCGTACTTATCGTAATTTAGAAGAACTAAAGAATAATGATAATTATAATATTCCCCGAGAACTTCAAGCTGAAGTAACTGCTGACGAATATAAAACTCAACGTGATGCGATTATGGGTTTATCTCGTCAAGAAGCAAGAGATAATAAAAAAGTTGAGCTGTGGGAATATTGGGGTAAGTATGATTTAGATGGTGATGGTTTAGATGAGGATTGTTTAATCGTAATTGCTAATCGTAAGTATGTTATCAGAGCAGTAGAAAATCCTTACGACCATAAAAAGAAACCATTTATTATTTTGAAAGATACTGATATACCATTTGAATTTTTAGGAATGGGTGAAGTAGAACCTTTGAAATCTTTACAGTACGAATTAAATGATGTGCGTAATCAAAGAATGGATAACGTCACAATGATTTTAAATCGTATGTGGTTAATAGATAAGGGTGCTGATGTTGATGAAGAAGATTTAGTTTCACAAGCTGGTGGTGTTATTCACACTGGGAATATGAATGGCATTAAAGATTTAACAACACCTGATGTTACTTCGTCTGCTTATAATGAAGAGAACATTATCAAACAAGATATTAAAGATACTTCTGGTGTAACTGATGTTGCTAAAGGTTCTGTCACTAACAGTGGCTCATTACGTTCTGCTCAAGCTATCAATATGTTAATGGAAGCGGCTAATGGCAGATTTAAATATAAATTAGATAACTTAGAAGATGCCCTAAAAGAATTTGGCAGACAGTTAATTGCTTTAGACCAACAGTTCATTACTGAACCAATGGTTATAAGAATTACTGGTGAGATGGGAACTTCTTGGAAACAATTAAGTCCTGAAGAGATACAAGGTAAGTTTGATATAGATGTGGCTGCTGGTTCAACTCAACCAATGAGTAAATCAATTCGTAGAGCTGAAGCCAGAGAATTACTTGCTACGGTTGCTCCGTTCGCACAAAATGGAATCAATTTAACATTCTTTATAAAATACTTATTACAAACCTATGACCTCGGAAATACCAACGAAGCATTTGTACAACAACCCCCAGCAGGAATGGGACTCCCACAAGAACTTTCAGGAGAAGCTAGAGAAATGGCAGGTGGACCACAAGGGGCTGCTCTTGGCGGAGATGTTGGCAATCGCCCAAACAACGAACTCAGAGGGTTGGGAACACCTGAACTTCCTAATCAACCGTAGAATATTTCAAGATAGATTAAAATTAGAGATAGCTGAATTAGATGAAATTAAACTATTACAGGGAAGAATCCAAGGTTTAACTTGGTTTCTTAACGAGATAGAAAATATAAAACGAAAGGTCGTAAATAGAGATAATAAATAATTTAATAGTTTCGCCCCGTTGGGCGTTAAACTCGTAAAACTATGGTAGAAATAAATGACGTAAAAGAAATGGAGGACACCATTTCATCCCCGTCAGATGAACAAAACACGGCTAACCAAGACACTACCGTCAGTGAAGACGTACAAAACTCAGAGTCAGAGGTAAGTGACAAAAGGCAGATTCCGTATGACCGCTTTCAAGAAGTGGTTAAGGAACGCAACACTTATAAGGAATTACTAGAATCTACTAAATCAACACCGACTACTCGTCAAATTGAGGATAAGGCGGCAGAGATTTCAGAGAAAACTGGTGAGTCTTATGATGAAGCGTTGAAAATCGTTAAAGAAATCGTCAGTAAAGAAACTGACAAAAAATTTAGCGAACTTAATCGCAAGATTGAATTAGACCGTGTTATACAACAGAATCCTGACTTTTATCGTTATGCTGACCCCATTAAAACTTTGATTAAAGAAAATCCTAGTTTGAGTTGGGAACAAGCATATAAGCTCTCTAAGTTTGAAGTTTCCCAAATGGAAGCTAGAGCAAAGGGAGTTCAAGAAGCAAAGGGAAACATTGCAAAGAAAAAATCTGCAACTGTTGAATCTGCTTCTAAAGCTAAGGCTGGTGTAAGCCAGTCTGTAGATGAAATTGACCCGATGGCTAAAGGTCCTGACGGTAAATTTCTATATTCATTAAGTGAACTCGAAAGCGTTTTACCAAAATCAAAAAACGAAGATTAGTAATTTACGATTTTCCTTTAGGTCGGTGGTAAAACATACAAGAAAGGAAAATCAATATGAGTCTTACAAATACAACTTCCTTAACTAATACAATCAAAACGTATTATGATAGGATGTTAATTGAAGCTCTTGACCCTGCATTAAAATTTTACCAATTTGGTATTAAGAAAAACCTTCCAAAAGGTGAAGGTAAAACTGTACTTTGGAATCAACCATCAAGACTATCCCTAGGATATGTTTTGTCAGAAGGTTCTCCTGTACAATTATCAGCTGGTAATGCTCTTTCTACAACCAAAGTTTCAGCTATTATCCGACAATTCGGTGGATTCACTGACGTGTCTGATATGGTTGACTTAACTTCCATTACCGATGTAATGAAGATGGCTGTACAAAGATTAGGCGCACAAGCTGGTGAAACCATTGAAAGAGTGTTAATCAATGAGTGCTTTATTGCACACGTTGCTACACTCGGTGGTTCAGCTCATCACCTAGTAAAGACCTCTGCTGAAATCACAGATTACTGGGGTTCAGTATCAGGTGTATCAGTCTGTTCAAACGGAGCAGTTCCTGGTGGTCCAGTTGGTACAGTGTCTAGTGCCAATGTAATCGCAGTATCTGATATTCGCAAAGCCATTTACTCCTTAAAGGGAATGAATGTCAAACCATATAGCGGCAACGACTATGTGGCTATCGTGAATACCGAAACTGCTGAAGACATTGTCGGCGACAGCACTTGGATTAACTTCCATCGAATTGGTGGACTAGCAAAGCAATTTGCTATGCAAAAATTAACTAAATTGCGGGAACATCTCTATGAGACAATCCGCAGCGAAGGCTTAAATGCCACGTTCAACGACTATGAAGAAACAAGAAATAATTTCCGCTATTACTGGAATGGTCTTAGGGGATGCAAACTTACATATTACTAATGGCGGTAAGAATGCATTACTAAGAATAAATCATTCAGTAAAGCAAAAAGATTACCTTGAATGGAAATCTGAAATAATAAAAAATATCACAAGTTGTAAAATAGTTCCTTATATTAGAAAAGCACAAGGTAAAGAATATGAGATGGTAAATCTCTATACCAAGTGCCATCCTTTTTTCACAAGATTGCGAAATAACTTCTATTGGCAAGGAAGAAAATCAGTTGATGCATTTATAATGCAAAGACTGACTCCAATAGGATTAGCAATTTGGATAATGGATGACGGTAATAATTGGAAAGAAAATATTAGATTAGCGACTTATAACTTTAATGAAGCCGAACATTGGTTAATGAAATATTGGTTAGAGAAAAAGTTTGGTATAAAAGTTGCTATAAGAAGATTAAGAAAATATTATTACTTAGAATTTTCAAGAGGTGGTTCTAGAGAAGTTCTGAAAATATGTGAACCATTTATATTTAAACAACTAAGATATAAGTTTCCTTCGGATGTTAATCCCCCTATATTTTTAAGAGATGAAAGTACTGGAAGATTTAAAGGGGTGGTGAGATAGTCTGAACTCTATGGCGACATAGAGAGATAAACAGAAATGTTTATCCAATGTAACATAATGCAATATGCAGACAAGGGCGTTGACAATCTATACAATGGCGAAATTGGAAAAATCTATGGCTGCCGTTTTGTTGAAACCACTAATGGTCCTGCGACCCGTGGTTCTAACTCAGGTGGTACAGCTTCCACTGTCGCTTATGGTACTGTTGTTATGGGTTCTGGCTTCTATGGTGTAACCGAACTTGATGGTGGCATTAAAACCTACCTCACACAAGGTGCATCTAAATCTGACCCATTGAATCAGACCACTGTATATGGTTGGAAAGCAAACTTTATTGCAAAACTCTTAAACACTTCTGCTGGTCTAGTTTTCTGGGCTGGTTCTGGTGATACTACTACTGTTGGTGATGAATCAGCATCTGGTAGTCCGTTAAGATATAAGTATCCATCATCCTACTAGGATTGGTTACTCACTCTGTACTTCTTCTTGGAGTACAGAGATGAATAACTAATTAAAAAAATATGCCAAAGAAAAAAGAAGTAGAAATCAAGGTAGAAGTTCCAACTGGTGATGTTTGTGTTAGATGTGGTAAACCCGCAACTATTACGTCACCTGATGGAAAACGCTTTTGTGCTTTATCTTGCAAATCAGCTAGTGAAATAAAATAAATGAAATATCTAATAACAGGTGCTGCTGGATTTATAGGCGGACACCTTTACGAAAAATTAAAAAACGATGGACACGAAGTAATTGGAGTAGATAACTTTTTTCACAGTTCATCTAATCCGATTAACAAAGAAATTAAATACTGTGATGTCCGTTATTATCAAGACATTGAACCTTATGTGAAATGGGCTGACGTAGTTTTTCATCTCGCTGCTCAAATTCACGTTGATAGGTCAATAGTTTCTCCACAAGAAACAGTTGATATAAACATTACAGGTACTATGAACGTATTAGAAGCTGTTAAGAAATATGATAAGAAAATGGTCTTTGCTTCTAGTAGTGAAGTTTATGGTACACAAAAATATACTGGCATTGAGTGTTACTGCAAAATAAGAAGTGGTATTGCTGATGGACTTGGCGATATACCAGAGTTACACCCACTAGATGCTCAGTCACCTTACGCTGCTACTAAGGTAGCTGGTGATAGATTATGTAAATCTTATTATGATACCTATAGAACGAAAGTCGCCATATTACGAAATTTTAACACATTTGGACCTTATCAGGCAGACGATAGTTACGGAGGAGTTATTGGTATCTTCACTAGAAAAGCACTGTCAGGAGAAAGGTTGGAAATTAACGGTGATGGAAAACAGCAACGAGATTATATGTATATTGATGACGCAATCCGAGGCTATGAGCTTTGTATTAAAAAAGAGCTTTGGGGAACACCAATCAATATAGGAACTGGTCAAGTTATATCTATAAATAATCTTGCTGAAATAATTAAATCATTAACAGAATCTGAATCAGAAATAGTCCACGTCAAACCTAGACCAGGTGAAGTAATGCGACTATGTGCTGATATAACATTTGCTAAATCGTTGGGCTTTAAACCAACAACAAAATTAAACGATAACTTAAAAATGTATGTACAATGGTACAAAGACACTCATCGTAGGTAACGGTGAGGTAGGTAAGGGTATTTATGAAGTCCTTAAAGACACTTACGAAGTAAAAATTAAAGATAAGGAAGACATTGATTATGACCCACAGATTATACACATCTGCTTTCCTTATTCAGAGGATTTTCAAATTGAATGCGATAGATTAAAAGCTAAGTACAATCCTGAGTTTATAATCATCAATTCAACTGTAGTTCCAGGAACAACAGAAGAACTTGGTGGCGATTATGTTTATTCACCAATTCGTGGTAAACATCCTAACTTAGCTGAAAGTATTAGAACGTTTGTTAAATACATTGCTTGTACTAACACAGAGAATCTATCAAAGGCGTATGAACATTTCTTTAAAGCTGGTTTACAGGTTGAATCTTTTGACCGACCAACTTCATTAGAAGTAGCAAAAATAATGTCCACAACAAAATATGGTTGGGACATTGTCTTTAATAAAATGTTACACAAGCTATGTGATGAAATGGAATTGGACTTTGAAAAAGTATATACCCACTGGACTAAGACTTACAATGAAGGCTATCAAGCTATGGGTAATCCTGAGTTTACTAGACCTGTATTAAAATATATGCCTGGTAAAATCGGTGGTCATTGTGTAGTCAACAACACCAAACTTATGAATAATGAATTAACGAAATTAGTAAAATTATATGATTCCCTTTTGTAAACCTTTTGTCGGTGAAGAAGAAGTAGAAGCCGCTGCTAAATGTATTCGTTCAGGTTGGCTCACTTCAGGCAAAGTCACCGAAGAATTTGAAAAAAAGTTTGCTGATTATGTTGGTGCTAAATACGCAGTATATTTAAATAGTTGTACAGCTGCACTAGGATTAGCACTACAATGGTATAAGAAAAAATACGGTATTAAGAAAGTTTTAGTTCCGTCTTGTACTTTTATTGCTACTGTTCAGGAAATAATTAACGCAGGACTTACACCAGTATTTTCTGATGTAGGGTTTGATAAACTGATACTGGATACTGGTAAGGAGTATGACTGTGTATTACCAGTTCACTTAACTGGTGATAAAGCTCGTAATAAATGGACAGTACCAGTAATAGAAGATTCAGCCCATTTAATAGAAAAAGACCAACTTAAAGATAATCCAAATCCAGTTTGTTATTCTTTTTATGCTACTAAGAATTTAGCCACAGGTGAAGGTGGTATGTTAGCCACCAACGATGAAGAACTTTATATGTGGGCTAAACAAGCAGAACATCACGGTATTACCAAATACGGTTGGAATCGTTATCAGGAAGGTGGTTCGTGGTGGTACGATACAGAATTTGTAGGTTGGAAGCTAAATCAATCCGACATACTAGCTGCTATCGGTATTGAACAATTAAAAAAATTTGATGTTATTCAAAAAGAAAGACAAAGATGTGTGGACCTCTATAATCAGGAACTCGGTTATAATAATACTGGTCTGCATCTTTACACTATTCTTGTAGATGACAGAAATAAGTTTATGGATTTTATGAAAGAAAATGGCATACAATGTTCGGTCCATTTCTTGCCCGTAAATTTAATGAAAGCGTTTGAAAAATATAAAAATGAAGATTTGCCAAATACTTATTATTTTGGAGAAAGATTAGTATCACTCCCATTATTTCCGTCATTGAAAAATGAAGAGATAAAATATATTTGTGAATGTATTAAAAAAACAAACTTACTAATATGCCCAAAGGATTACAAGGATTTCAAAAAGGAAATAGATACGGTGGTAGTTTAACAAGAAAACAACTCGATGTTAGTCGTGAAAATAATCCTTTTTGGGGAAAACATCATTCTGAAGAAACTAAAAAGAAACATAGTGAGTATATGAAAGGAAGAAGAACTGGTGAATTACATCCTAATTGGAAAGGTGGAATAACTCCTAAATATTGGGCAGATAAAGTAAAAGAACGTGATAATTGGACTTGTCAAACCTGTGGGTTTTATGACCCAAGAATTGTACAAGCTGACCATATTAAAAGTAAAAGTATTTTTCCAGAATTAAAACACGATATAAATAATGGAATAACTTTATGTCCTAATTGTCATTCAATTAAAACTTATGAAGATAAGTTATTAACACAACATAAAAGTAATTTAACGAAAAAACAATGGAAACGAAGAAAGAAAACTACTTTGCAATAATTGGGTGCGGATTTATCAGCGACAGACATATCCAAGCAATAGAAGATATTGGTGGAAAAATCTTAATCACTTGTGATATTGACGAAAGAAAGAAACATAAAGTAAAAGGTGCTTCTTTCTATACTGATTACAGGTACATTACTAATGATGAAAATTGGGACAAGATAACTCACGTAACTATCTGTACACCCAATTACTTACATTTTAGAATGGCACTTTTGTTTTCTATTTTAGGAAAAGAAGTGATAGTAGAAAAACCTACAGTGATTAAAGTTAGTGACTTGGAAGAATTGAAACAGTATGAAGATAAGATACATTGTATTTTACAGTTAAGACATAACCAAGAACTAATAGACTTTAGAAATAAGTTATCACCAGAAAGACACCAAGCAGAATTTGCTGTTTGTGTTCATAGAGATGATTGGTACTTTAATAGTTGGAAGAACAATAAAGAACAATCTGGTGGATTAGCATTTAATATCGGTGCACATTACTTTGATTTACTCACTTGGTTCTTTGGAGATATTCTTGATGGTGCGATTACTCACCATACTGATAGAGAAGTAGAGGGTTGGGTAAAATTACAAAACGCTGATGCTAAATTCAAACTCACTATCAATCAACCAATGGATAATCAGTTTAGATATTTTAGAGTTGATGGTGAAGAAGTAAATCTAAATAAACACTTTGAAACTCTCCATACAAAATTGTATGAAGAAATGTTAAAAGGAAATTCAATAAAAATTAAAGACGTAGAACCGTCTATAAAACTAATAGCAAAACTATATGACGACTTACATTAACCCAACAGCAGTAGTAGAAACCGATAACATCGGTGATGGAACTAAAATCTGGCACTTTACTCACGTAATGGATAATGTGCGAATAGGAAAAAATTGTACTATCGGACAGAATTGTTTTATTCAAGAAGGAGTAGTAATAGGTGATAACGTTAAAATACAGAATAATGTTTCTGTTTATAATGGTGTTGTTTTGGAAGACAATGTTTTTATTGGTCCATCTGCGGTATTTACTAATGTAAGAAAACCAAAGAGTGCTGACCCAGTAGCTGTATCTGCTTATTCAAAAACAATAGTCCACAGAGATGCTTCAGTTGGTGCTAATGCCACAATAGTTTGTGGAGTAGAAATTGGTGAAGGAGCTATGATTGGTGCTGGTGCTGTAGTTTCTAAATCTGTCCCTGCTCACGTAACTGTGGTTGGAAATCCAGCTGGTATCTTAGTTACTGATACTACAGGAAAATCTTTTGTGGTAGATTTCTCAAAATACAACGTTAGAAAAATTAAATAATTAAATAACGACTTATGAGTTTTAAAAAAGGTCATATACCTTGGCATAAAGGGAGAACTAATGTCTATACAAAAGAAACTCTTTTAAAAATGAGTCAAAGAAAACTTGGTCACACTTATTTAACTGGTCATATAACTTCAGAAGAAACAAAAGATAAAATAAGAAAATCTAATACTGGTAAACATTGTGGTCAAAAAAATCCTATGTATGGTAGGCGTGGTGAATTAGCACCTGGTTGGAAGGGTGGTAAGAGCAGAATCTCGGCAATTATTAGAAGGAGTTACGAACTTAGTGAATGGAGAAAGGCAGTATTTGAAAGAGATAATTATACTTGTCAAAAATGTGCAAATAAAAGAGGTAATAAATATGACGGTAATAAAGTTACATTAGAAGCACATCACAGAGTACCAATAAGAAATTTAATAAAAACAAATTTTGAAAAATATATATATAACATAAATAACGGAGTTACATTATGTAAACCGTGCCACGAACTAATACCTAAAAAATGATAAATATGGATAAAAACGACAAGCCAATTATATCTATAATTACTCCAGTTTATAATGATGCTAAGACCGTAGAGAGAATGGTAGCATCAATAGCTGACCAAGATTATAAATATAAAGAACACATCTTAGTTGATGATGGTTCAACTGACAACTCAAAAGAAGTTCTTAAAAAACTAGAAAAGAAATATCCTATTAAGGTTATTTATTTACCTGAGAATAAAGGAGCTTGTTACGCACGTAATGAAGGTGCTAAATATGCTAAAGGAAAGTATCTATCGTTCTTACCTGCCGATGCTAAGTTATATCCTGGTATGGCAAGAATATGGGTAGAAGCATTAGAAGAGAACCCTGACTATGATTTCATTTATGGTGGTTATAAATTTACTGACGAACAATACCACGAAATGTTTTCATATATGTCTGATTCTTTTGACCCATACTTTTTAAAAGTTACGAATTATATTGATGGAAGTTTTCCTTTGAAGAAAGAATTGTTTGATAAAATGGGTGGTTGGGATGAAACAATCAAGTCCTTACAAGATTGGGACTTTTGGTTAAACGCTGTTATCAATCATAACGCTAAAGGTATTTATCGTAGAGAAGTATTTTTTGAAACAACTTTTCCCCACGCTGGTGGACTATCAGATGATTCATCAAAGAATTGGATAGCTCGTACAGAATATATTAAAAAGAAATATGGTATAGAACCTAAAAAGATTTGTGTTACTTCACAAGGTGCTGAATTTCACGGCAAGAATGTAGCTAAATATTTAGGTGCTGATTATTTACCAATGCCATCATTTAAACCACATAAATATGAAATGATTTATGTAATTGGTTTCTTTGGAAATGTAGCACAGTGTTTTCACAACACCAACGCTATGAGAGTAGTTCATTGGATTGGTTCTGATATTTTACAATTACAACAAGCTAAACCTGAAGTATTAGAAGGCGTAGTTAGATGGTTAGATAATAATGTTGATGTTAATTTGTGTGAGATAGAAGCTACTCGTTTAGAGTTAGAAAAACTTGGTATTAAAGCCAGAGTAGTTCCATTCCCACCAGAGATAATTTATAGACCAGTTGAGATGCCAAAAGAAAAGGCAATCGCTGTTTATATGCCTTATCAGAACAAAGTATTCTATCAACCTGATTTAGTTTATGATGTGGCTAAAGAATTACCTGATGTTAAGTTTTATCTATTTGGTGATGTAACTACTATTGGAGAAAAGAATAATGTTATACACGTTGGTAATATCAGAGATTTAGAAAAAGATAATTTGATAAAAAATACTGGTGCTATCTTACGCTTAACTCCACACGATGGTTTACCTTTATCAGTTGTAGAATGGGTAACAGCAGGAAGACAAGCAATACTAACCATTGATATTCCCCATACTCACAAAGTTAAATTAGATAAGAAAGATATAATCAAGACTATTAAGAAATTAAAGTGGGAAGTTAATACCGAAGGTTCTGAATATTATCGCACTATTTGTAATCCTGAGGTCTTTAAAAAATCTTTATACAGTTTACTAGAATTTGATATTAAGAAATGGTGGGATAAGATTTCACCAATATGGCACGAAATGGAATCTGCTCAAGAGAGTACAGAAGATATTGGTAGAATTATAAAAGAAGTAAAAGAACTTAAACCGAAGACTCTAATTGATTTAGGTTGTGGTACTGGTAGATTTGCTGATTTACTTCCCGTTGATGATTATACTGGTTTAGATTTTTCTGAACAGTTAATCAAAGAAGCTGAAGAAAAACATCCTGATAAGAAGTTTATAGTAGCTGATATTTTAAATTATGTTCCTAAAGAAAAGTTTGATGTAGCATTTACCTTTGCTTCTTTACTACACGTTCCACCAAAGAAGTTAGATGACTATGTTAAAGCATTAAAGAAGATAGCCAAGAAAGCTGTATTTGTAGAACCAATTAAAGAAGCTAGTGTAACAGGTCAAGATAGATATGTTAATCCAAAAATTATACAAATGCAGAAAGAAGACCCTGAGTTTATCTTTAATGTTAAATATACTTGGATTCACGATTATCTAAATAAGTTTAATTGCGAAAAGGTCATACCAATGTCAAACAATAGAAATATGTTTGTCATAGATTTAACGAAATAATTATGGCTAAATTTTTAACGATTATTGGGGCAAGACCTCAATTAGTAAAATTTGATAACAAAATAGATACCGTCTTAGTTTGGACTGGACAACATTATTCTAAAGAACTTAAAGATATTTTCTTTAGAGGATTACATATTAGGAAACCTGATTATGATTTAAAACAGACAGAGCCAGGAAAAATGATAGACGCGTTGATTAAAGTAGTACGCAAAGAGAAACCAGATTATATTATTGTGTATGGTGACACTCGTTCCACAATGGCTGGAGCAGTAGTAGCAATGCACGAAAATATAAAGTTAATTCACATTGAAGCTGGTTGTAGAAGTTATAACCAGAATATGATTGAGGAGAGAATTAGAAAGTTTGTAGATAATATAGCGACTATTCATTTAGCACCTTCACAGAAATGTGTAGAGAACCTTGAACTTGAAGATGCTGGTAGAAACTTTATTTACAACGTAGGGGCAACACAAATTGACTCTATGTATTTACACGCTTTCCCAACTAAAAAACCTAAAGATGCTTATAAATATTATGTGGCAACTATTCATAGAGAAGCTAACCTTACTAAAGACAACCTTACAAACATCTTGGAAGCGTTTGGTCAAGCTAATAAAAAGATAAGACTGTACTGTCATCCAAGAACACAAAAAGCTATCAAGGCTTTTAAAATAAAAGTTCCTAAGAACGTTAAGATATTAAAACCAATATCTTATAAAAAGATAATTAACGAAATTGCTTTTGCTGATAAAGTGATAACTGACTCTGGTGGACTACAAGTAGAAACATTCTTTTTACGCAGACCTTGTATTACCTTACGTAATGAAACTGAATGGGTAGAAACAGTAGAACAAGGTTGGAATAAATTAGTCGGTACTAACGTAGAAAGAATAGTTAGTGCTATCAAAGCACCATCAACCAGAGGTCGTGGTGATTTATATGTTTATGGTGGTGGTGATTCACAAATGAAGATAAGAGCAATATTAAATAATTTATGAAAATCTATACTCGCATACCAGGAGTAGCGGACTGTGGTGTTGGATATTATAGACAATGGCTACCCTTACAAATAGCTGAAGAAAAAAAATTAGTAGAAAACAGAACTCAAACTTTTACTTGGGGTGAACGTGGTGATGAAAGTGAAAACCCTTTACCAGAACCAACTGAAGAAGAAATCTATAAGAATGGTGAGTGGGCTGATGTATTTTACTTTGCTAGAAATGACGTCCCTCAGTATTTAGCCCAAGCTGGTGGTATGAGAGAGTTCTTTAAGAAACCGATTATTTTAGACATAGACGATAATGTACAAGCTACTAGACCACACAATCCAGGTTATAGGTCTTTTCACCCTAATAGTCCTAATATGCAATGGAATATAAAAGCTATGGGAGTGTTTGATGGATTTACGGTATCAACTCAAAACCTGAAAGATTATTATTCAACTTATACAGATAAACCAATTTATGTTTGTCCAAATAGCCTTGACTTTAAAGAACGTGATGCAATATACAAAACAGATTTTAGTAAAAGCGAGTTATATAAGAAAGAACCAGAAGAAATTAGAATAGGGTGGTTGGGTAGTGCTTCTCATTGGGAGAACTTACATCATATTGAAAAACCTATTACTGAGATATTAAAGAAATATCCACACGTACATTTTTATTATACAGCTTTGTTCGGTGATTTATTCACTGACCCTAGTGTACAAAGTCAAATCCATAAAGCTAAATGGTCTAATCTAAAGAATTGGGCTTCAACAATAGTTGAACATAACTTTGATATAGCTTTAGCACCTTTAATGGATAATGACTTTAATAGAGCTAAAAGTAATTTAAGAGTATTAGAATATGCTTCAGCACATTACCCTGTTATTTGTTCGCCAGTTGAACCTTATAAAGTGTTTACTGAAAAGGAAGTAAAGTTCGCAATGGAAAAAGAAGAATGGTTTGATGCTTTAGAAGAACTTATTACCAAACCAGAACTGCGTAAGAGTTTAGCTGAGAATTTATATAAAAGAGCCAAGCGTGATTATGATGTTCGTAAGAACTATAAGTTATGGGTCAACGCTTTAAAAGAAATTAAAAAAGATTATGGAAAAACAATTCTCGCCAATAGTAAATGAGCCTATTGCACCTGATGAGGGAAAGCAGGTTAATAAGACCAACGCTTCTATTCTTAAATCAGATGTAGAAGTTCCTTTATCGTTAAGGGAAACTCCATATACTTTAGAATTTTTTAAAGTAGATGCTGAAAAATATGTAGTAAGTGATATTGGTGTTATTGAAAGTTATATTATAAATCAAATTCAAAATAGAAACTTAGTTGATAATATTGAATCTTATCAACAAGTTATTCAAGAGATATTAGATAAACTTGGTGTAGAAGAAAATGAGTTAGATGAAAGTAAAATAGAAAAGGTTTTTAACTATATACAATTAATTGGTCGTAATAAACCCATAGAAGAAAAACGTCAAGAATTAATTGAACAAAAAAAGATAGAACAAGAAAAAAGACGTGAACAAATTTTAAATAAAACAAAGATTAAGTTAAAGGAAAAGGAAAAAGAAACTCAAGAAAAGGAAGAAGAACTAAAAGTAATGCGAGATAAAATTGAGCTTTTAAATAAAGAAAAAGAAAAGAACATATTACTTAAAGATAAACTAGCACAGAAAGATAAGCATACTAATAAGTTAGAAAATGAATTAAGTAATATGCAAAATAATATATTACAACTTACGCAAAAGAATCAAGAGATGATGAATAAACTTCAAGATAATCGGTTGCGTATAGAAAAACTATTAGCTGAGAATAATAAGATGAAAAATGAAACAGCTAATGAAAGATATGTAAATCAAAAACGACACACGGAATTAGAACGAGAACTTTTTAAGGTTAAAAAAAGTGAAGAAGCCTTAAAAATTAAACAAGAAAAATTAAAGAAATTATTATGACAAAAGTTTATCCGTCAAAGGATGCTCCAATACCAGTCCCAGATTTATATAATTGGAATACTGATAGAGAACCTGAAGTGCCAGTAATGACACGGGGTTTGGTGTATAAAACTTCTGCTGGTTATAACTATTGGGATGGTCAATCTCGTTCTGATGACGCTAGTTTAATGCGTGTATCTGCTTTAGGTGTGTCTATTTCAGGTGCTTCTGTAACAGTTCCACCTTTATCTGCCGACTCCAGTTCTGTATCAGCAATTTCTGAAGATGCTGGTAAGTTTAGGGTATCTGCAATCGGTATAACAGTAACTACTTCTCCGTTATCAGCAGATGGTTCTTCTGTTTCAGCTGTTCAAGGTGATGCTGGAAAATTAAGAGTATCTGCTACTGTTACCAATACTGTTACTAGAGTAAGTTCAGATATACTAGGGGGGAGTATAGACAATACTGCCTTTGGAGCTACTCAGTCAGGTACTTGGGCTATTTCTGCTTTAGGTAAAGAGGGAACAGCTTTCTTAGGACAAGTATCTGCTACTATTAAAACTGGTTCTAATGTAATAGGTAAAGTTTCTGTAACCACCGCTACTCCTGAAGGCACAAACTTTATAGGTAATGTTTCAGCAGTACAGGGCGTAGCTGATAATTTTAGAGTATCTGCAATTAGTAAAGACGCTGGATTATTCCACGTTTCTGCTATTGGTTTAAGTAATGTAACTAGAGTGAGTGCTGATTTATTAGGAGGTTCTATTGATAATACTTCATTTGGTGCAACTCAAGCTGATGCTTCTGCTTTGCGTATTTCAGCTTATGCTGACGATGCCGCAAGATTTAGAGTATCAGCTATTGGTTTAACAATTACTGGTGGTTTATCGGCCAACGAACAAATTTCAGCTAGAGGTTTAGAAGGTACAGCGTTTATTGGTCAGGTTTCTGCTACGCTTAAAGCTGGTACTGCTAGTATTGGTAAAGTATCAGTAACTACTACTATACCAGAAGGAACAAATTTTATAGGAAACGTAAGTGCTAAGAATACTGATGGTGCTTACTTTAGAGTATCTGCTATTTCTGAAGGAGCTGGGGTGTTTAGAACTTCATCTTATATTCCTGCTGATACTACTGGTCAGATTTCAATATTTAGAAGTTTAAGTTTATCTGCTTCACAAGCCGTCAAAGCAACTGCTGGGGCTGTGTATGGATATTACTTATGGAATACAACTACTGTTCCACAATATGTAAAATTAACTAATACATCAGGTGCTATTAACGTTGGTACAGATACACCTGTGGCTACATTTATGATACCAGTTTCAGGTGGTGCTAATGTTTGGTTTGGTCAAGGCTTAAAAGGATTCACTGCTGGTATTGGTATTCACGCTAGTTCTGCTGTAGCTGATAACGCAACTACACCTGCTGCTGCTAGTGCTGTTGGTGGAATGATTTTTTATGCTTAAATGGATTTATCTACTTTACAACTTAATACAGAAATAACTAATAAATACAGTCTTGTTAATAATTCTTTTAAGTTAGATAAGATTAAAAATGCTGAGTTAGATAAATATAAGAATGAACCGAAAGATGAAATAAATATTGAAGTTGGCGATACTAAGCAAGTAGATTTCTTACCACAAGTAAAGTTAATGCGTTGGACAAATGAAGTTAATTTTTCTGTCCGACTAAAAGATGAAGACACTATAAATACTGCCACAGTTTCAACTGACAAAGATAAAATTGTCTGGGATAAAGGTAATATAAAAATAGAAAGTTATGATTTTACAGAAGATGAAGGAGGATATAAGTTTGTCTGGTACTTAAAAGAAAAACCTTTAACCAATAAGATAGAATTTACTATACAAAGTAAGGGTTTAGATTTTTTTTATCAGCCACCTCTTACTGAAAAATACCAAAACGGCTATTCGGAGGAGTTTCAACGAGAAATCGTAGTTAATGAAACCGATGTCTACGATTCAGAGGGTAATTCGTTAGTCCATAGACCTGACAATGTAGTCGGTTCTTATGCTGTCTATCACAAATCAAAAGGTGGAATGGTAGATGCGAATGGTAAGGATTACAAAACAGGCAAGGCATTTCATATTTATAGACCTCATATAATAGACGCAGAAGGCAAAGAAACTTGGGGAATACTGCACATTGAAAACGGGATTTATTCGGTTGAAATACCGCAGGATTTTTTAGACAAAGCAGTTTATCCGATAAAGAGTAATGATACGATAGGATATACAAGCACAGGAGCATCGGGTCAAGAATTAGCATCAAGTTATGACTTAAGTGAAAACTATTGGGGAATCTCTGGAACGGGGGGAACGACCTCCGGTGCGGGAACACTTGATAATGTTAAGTATTATCTAAAGGGAAATTCTGCTGATACTACAAATACAAAGGGGGTGGTCTATAAAATAGACGGAACAGCCCCCGATAGTCACACCAGAACAGCTATTTCAAGTGCCACCTCTCACGATGTAACAACAAGCTATTCACAATTTACCGCCAATCTTGGCTCTGAAGCAGTTACTACGGGAACAGTTTATGTTCCAATTGTTTCCGTTTCTTTAGTCAGCACCGCAACTGGAAATTTTATTTATTTAGCTTATGATATTGCGGGGGCAAATCCGAACTTAATTACAAGCGGTGGTGGTGGAACAAAAGCTAACTCTGATGCTCAATTTTATGACAGCCCTCCCAACCCATTTGATATCACAGAAGTAAGCGGAATAAATTTCTCCATCTACGCCACCTATACACCAAGTGGTGGAGTATTAAAACATAATTTATTAACACTAGGTGTTTCATAATTAACTTTAAATATATGGAAAAAATTAAAGAGTTTTTTCAAACCAAGACAGGAATACAACTGTATTCATTTATCAAAACCTATCTAACAGTTTTTCTAGCTGTTATGTTAGCCGACACAACCAAATGGGGTGATGTAAGTTATATCTTAAATGCTTTATTCATTTCTTTAATAGCGGTAGTCCGTAACATCTACAAATTATTAACTGAGTAATATGTCTAATTATTCAACTAACTGAAATCGTAAATGAAATCAGAGATGATGTTAAAGAGATAGTTACCCAGACAAAAAGAACAAATGGAAGAGTAAATGCTTTAGAGGTTTGGCGTGGTTTTGTAACTGGTGGACTTGCAGTTATTACTTTTGTACTTGGTTATCTTATTTATTTTATTGAAAAACATTACTAATGTATCAAGAATTTAGAACTAAACAAGAGGAATTAAGATTTGCTATTAAGGGCTTTTCAATAGCTTTCTTAATAGTAATTTTAATTGTTCTTATCTTATATAAATTAGCAGTATAAATTTATGCCAAATCCAGACAATTTGCTCATTAAAACAAAGGAGGTTTCAATGAAACCAAAACCAAAAATAATTCTGTGGGACATAGAAATCGCCCTTATGCCTGTTTATGTGTTCGGTCTGAATCATAATGATTATATACCCTTTGATAATATCAAAGAAGAATGGTTTATAATCTGTGGTTCTTGGATGGAACTTGGAGACAGAAAAGCAAAGAGTGTTGATGTGACCCTAGATAAAAAACGATTCAAAAAGAATCATAAAGATGACTACATTGTAGTCAAAAAACTTCGTGAAGTCTTAGTTGATGCCGATTTAATTATTGCTCACTTCGGTGACAAGTTTGACTTACCAAAGTTAAATGCTCGTCTAATCTATCACGGATTAGAACCATTACCTCCTATCAAAACCCTAGACACCAAAAAAGAATCAGCTAGAATAGCTAAATTCACCTCTAATAAGCTAGATTATCTAGCACAATTCTTTGGACTAGGAAAAAAGATAGATACCGATTCTGAACTATGGCGACAGTGTACTGAAGGAAATATCAAAGCAATTAAAAAGATGGTTTACTACAACCGAATAGATGTAGAAATCTTGAAGAAAGTATATCTTAAATTGCGAAAGTATTTTCGTAACAATCCTGAATTATTTACCGATGGTAGAGAAGTTTGTCCTACTTGTGGCTCACATAATATCCAGAAATCTGGAACTCGTAGAACAAGAACAATGAGATATCAAAGGTATCAATGTCAGAACTGCGGTCAGTGGTTCAGAGAAAGAACATCCACATTAGGTGGAGATAAACCAAAATTTGTTTCTATTTAAGAAAGGAGTGCGAGATGCACGAAAGATATATCTTGATGCCTTGTAGGTGTCAAAGTTGGAAAGAGCAAAATCTCGCACTAAAATCTGTGTCTGTAATAGACAGAAGTAGCGAGATGGTATCTCTAAAAATTGAATGTCTGTATTGTCATAAAATCAGACGGATAAAAATGGGCATTGCCCACTTCTACGAACTCTTCTGGGTTCACGAAAGGGGGTCATAATGACTAAAGATTATGAGATGCTTTTCTTAGAAGCAAAAGAGAAACAGTACCTAGACTTGCTAGAGAATCAACGCTACTACGAAATCTTTGAACTTCCGTTCATAATTCAACAAATACTAAAACAAATCCGAGAGGTGCAAATTGATACATCAGACAAACTGTCCAACTTGCGGACAACTAAAGGTGATGTAAAATAATTATTTGCCTTTTTGGCAACACTATGTTAAACTATGGTTATAATAATTAACCATAAAACTATGCTTATTCAAAAAGGTAAATGGGGAGTTCCTAGTATTTGGGAATGTGATGTTTGTAAGAAACATTTTAAACTATCAAATTCTAGAGCTGGTGAAGCTCAAAAAAAGAAACAAAAGAAATTTTGTAGTAAAGAATGTTTTAAACAACATCAAATAAAAGTAGGTAGCCAACGAGTAGTTAAATGGATTAAAACACATAAACACCCAATGTTTAATGGTGGAATTGGAATAACTACTGATGGTTATATATGGATATTAGTTAGAGATGGGAAAAGATTTCATAATCAAGTTAAATTACATCGTTATTTGATGGAAATTAAATTAGGTAGAAAATTAAAATCTACAGAAATAGTTCATCATATAAATGGTGATAAACTTGATAATCAAATAGACAATCTTCAGCTTTTATCTAGAGCTGAACACAATAAAATACACAAGTTCTTATCTTAGTTTAAAGGAGGTGATTAAAAAAATGCCAGTTAAAGAAAATTGTCCAACTTGTGGACAGAGTGCCGTTCTTACTCGGCATCATTAGCTCATTCTACCTAAAAGGTTCTTTAAATCTAAACCTGCTAGACAATTCACATTTGAATTGTGCAGAGAATGCCACTCAGAATTAGAAGTGGAAATACAGAAACTAGGAGAGGATAAACTTCACGAGATGCGTTACATCAAAGTTCTTAT